AGGAGTGTTCGAAAACCTATGTAGTTTACAGTGCACATTGGAAGAAATAGCATGCTGGTTCAAGTGTTCGACAGACACAATTGAGCGATGGTGCAAGAGAACATATCACAGGAGTTTTGCGGATGTTTTTGCGGAATACCGGGCGGCTGGCAAAATCTCACTGAGAAGAAAGCAGTGGAAGCTGGCAGACAAGTCAGCATCCATGGCAATATTCCTCGGAAAGCAGTACCTGGGACAAAAAGACGATGTAAGGCTTGGTGTTACATCAGAGCAGGGAGTGCAGATCTACATCCCCGATAACGGAAGACCGGACGCAGAATGAGTATGTGGTGACGGAAGGGGGTGATGCCATGCCTATGATTTTCAAGCCTCAAGCGGGGCCGCAGGAACAATTTATGGCGGCAAGCGCAGACATTGTGATCTATGGCGGTTAGGAGCGGCGGGAGGCGGGAAGACGTTTGCAGAGCTTCTCGAACCGTTAAGGCATATTGATAATCCCAAGTTCAATGTGCTGATCCTTCGACATGCATATACACAGATTACGGCTCCTGGAGGCCTTTGGGACTCAGCAAGAGAAATATATCCGTTTATTAAAGGAGCGCATCCCGGAAAGACACCGAAGATGCATTGGACATTTCAGTCTGGAGCATCGATCACGTTTGCACACTTGGCCAGAAATGAAGATTGTGAGCAGTGGCAGGGATCTCAGATATGTCTGATAGAGTTTGATGAGCTATGTCACTTCAGCGAGTATCAGTTCTTCTATATGCTGTCCAGAAACCGTTCTATATGTGGTGTTCAGCCGTATATCAGGGCAACATGCAATCCGGATTCTGATTCCTGGGTGGCGAAATTTATTTCATGGTGGATAGATCAGGATTCCGGATATCCGATTAAAGAAAGAGCTGGAGTAATCCGGTGGATGGTCCGGTTAAAGGGCGTAATTCACTGGTTTGATAATAAAGACGATGCAATCCTGTATGCAAGGGAAGATGGAGTGACAGAGGATCTTCTTCCGTTTGTCGCAAAATCAGTTACATTCATACCTTCTTCTGTCCAGGACAATAAAGAGCTGCTGAGGACGAATCCTCAGTATATGACGAACCTTCTCAACCTTCCGATGGTAGAGAGAGAACGTCTTCTGAATGGAAACTGGAAGATCCGGAATCATGCAGGGTTAATGTTCCAGAGGGGACAGGTCAAGCTGATTCAAAAGGAACAGATCCGCAAGGACGACATTATTGCGATGTGTCGTGGATGGGATCTGGCGGCCACTTCAGAGGATGAAAAGGGAGAGCCGGCATATACAGCAGGCGTTCTCATGGCGGTGTTGAAAAATAACAGATACGCAATCCTTGATGTAATAAACATGAGGCTTGCTGCAGGAGAAGTATTATCGCTGATTAAAAACACAGCAATTTCGGATAGAGCATCATATGGATATGTGAAAGTCAGAATTCCGCAGGACCCCGGACAAGCCGGAAAGAGTCAGGCGGCTTTTTTTGTGTCTGAACTTGCCGGATTTGATGTTTCTGCACGGACAGAGACAGGAGATAAGACGTTCCGGGCAACGCCTGTAGCTGCGCAATGGCAGCATGGGTTCTTTGATGTTGTGCAGGGCGAATGGAATGACGATTACTTCTCACAGCTTGAGAGTTTTCCGGATTCAAAGTTTAAGGACATGGTGGATGCTACGTCATCCGCATTTGATGAGCTGGCAAACTATGGAATGTTCAACATAGATTCGATGCTATAGGAAAGAGGGACGGAATGAAAAAGAGCATAGTGACAGATTATATGGACGTGTGTGCTTTTACGGGCCGTCCTTCTGAGGCGGTACATCATTTGATTTTCGGAATCAACCGCGAGAAAGCAGATGAGGATGGTCTGGTGATCCCTGTGACAAATGCCTGTCACAACATGGGTCATATTCCGAAGAATGGAAATAAAAAGAACGGCACACTGATCATTCACGGAAACAGCATGGCGGAAGCAATGTCAAAGATGATCGGACAGCTCGCCTGGGAAAAGCAGTATTACAAATATAGATCAGGCGAACACGGAGACTCAGATCCGGCCAGAGAAGCATTTATGAAAAGATATGGAAGGAGTTATCTGTAATGGGCGTACAAATCAATCCGCTTCAGCGGATAGAGGAAATCAGCCGATATAATCAGGCTGTCAGCGAGTATCGCAGTGACGGATACATGAACATGCTGACAAAAGTTGGAACCATGAAGGATAATTCTACCGCATGGGAATATAGTGCAGATGCAATTTCTTCGGATGCGAAGCTATCGTCACTGTATATCGGAAATGGTCTGTTCGCAAAAATCATTGATCGGCCGGCAGAGGATGCAATCGCAAAAGGCCTGGATCTTTCTGACCTGGGTGATGAGCTTGAAAAAGAAGTTCTGAAGAAGCTTGTTAAGCTGGATTTTACCGATACACTGTCTACTGCGGAAAAGTGGAGCAGACTTTACGGCGGGGCGCTGGTGGTCATGCTGGTAGACGATGGAAGAGGCCTTGATGAGCCTTTGAATTGGAAAAATGTAAAAAGCATCGAAGAGTTGATTACTTTCGAAAGACCGATTGTTCAGGCAGATACATTGGACTTTAGCTACTTTCATGATATCGACCGCGAAGACAGAGAACGGAAATTTGGAGATCCTGAGTTTTATGATGTGTATTCACAGTATGGATCTTTCCGCGTTCACTATTCAAGGTGTCTTGTATTCCGCAACGGCAGGGTGCCTGAGAGCGCCAACAGCGTGATTTACAAGCATTGGGGTATTCCTGTCTATATGAAGATCAGAGAAGCCCTTAGAGAGGCCGTTACGTCGCATCATGACGGCACAAAACTATTGGAGCGTTCTGTTCTCGGCGTATATAAGATGAAAAACCTTTCTCAGCTTCTTGCAACTGAGGAAGGAGAAGACAAGGTAATCCAGAGATTACAGGTAATCGACATGGCACGGAACATCATCAATTCCATGGCGATTGATAATGATGGAGAGGATTACCAGTATATCAATGCATCGATGTCCGGAGCATCCGACCTGATCGACCGGACATGCAATATGCTTTCCGCTGTCACGGACATTCCTCAGACAATTCTCTTCGGAAAGGATCCGGCTGGAGAAGATTCAACCGGTGACAATGACAGAGATAATTATTTCCAGTTATTGAACAGGATTCAGGCGAATTCGTACCATGGTGCAGCAGAAAAGGTCATCAGAGCTGTTTTAAAAGAGATAGAGGCCAAAAAGAAGGTGGATATTCCTGATTACGAGGTGCGATTCAAACCGCTGAAACAGCTTTCTGAAGAAGAACAGGCGAATGTGGACAGCATTAAAGCTGGAACAGAGCAGACGAAGGCTTCCACGGCACAGATTTATGTGGATATGCAGGCATTGGATCCGTCCGAAGTCCGTAAGGGTCTTGCTGATTCCAATGAGTATCAGATCCAGGGGATTGTTGAAAATGATAATCTCGAAATTCCTGACGAAGCCTTTGATCTTCGCAAGCAACAGGCTGAGCTGAACAAGATCAGTGATCCTCAGGGGGAAGAAAATGTGCAGAAAAGCGCTGACAATTTACAGCAAGATGGTATGATGAATTTGGATGGTGGTAAAGGAAGTGGAAACTTTAACCATGTCGGCAGACCGGGAAAACGTGGTGGTTCTGCTTCCACTGGAAGCGGTACAGGAGCGCCCGGATCATATCACGGTAAGGACAACCCTGAGGCTCAAAGTAAGTGGGATGGTCAAAAGGCGGCGAGTGTAAGGGATTCTGGCAGTGCAAAGTTCTGCGATGCTCTTTCACAGAACAAAGGGATGATAGATCCTAAGAAACAATGGCGCGTAGACACACAGTCTCCGCAGGAGCTTACAGAGAACCATCCGAATGCACAGCTTCTTATGTCTCCAGGTGGTAACACGATTGCTGTTGACAATGACACTAAGGATATTGTTGCGGTGAGTGCGAGAAAAGATGGAAGCCAAGATGAGTCCGGAAGAGCCATGATGAAAGCGGCTGTTGAGCATGGCGGCATGGTTTTAGACTCATACTCTGGGAACCATGCATTTTACACAAAGTGTGGCTTTGAGCCGGTCAGTTGGGTAAAATTTGATGAGCAATACGCACCGCCTGGATGGAGAAAAGGAATAGACCATCCAGAACCAGTTATCTTTTACAGATACACCGGTAGATGTACAGCGGAAAAAGCGGCAAATGGTTTTTTGGCCACAGTGGCACCGAGTGCAAGCTATGACGAAGCAATGGCTGCAAGAGATGCATTAGTGAAAGGGGAAACATGAAGATGGTTCCGTTTGAAGAGTTTGAAAGACTGGTAAAAGAGGATTTTCGCAGGGATTATAGAGGATATAGACCGATCGAGGAGATTAACGAATATCTCGACAATGATGAGGATGCAAAAGACTGCATTGAGGGTGGTTACGAAGAATACACATCTGGGATGTTTAGCGAAGGTATGACGGCTGAAGCACATTTACAGGCATGTGTATCAACAGCGTCTTATAATGCTGGAATGTTCTTCTAAGTACTTATGAGCAACTAAACATCTTACTATAAAATGGCCATCTGCCACGCGTAGAATGGCAATTCGAAGGAGTCACCGGGAATCCATAGTCGGTGACTCTTTTTGTATGCAGAAAAGGGGAAAAGAAATGAAAGATAAGGACATCCCATATGGCGTTGGAGTTCTGGTAGTAAAGGATGGAAAATTCCTTTGCGGCTTGAGGTCCGATACAGGAGAGATCTGCGGTCCTGGTGGACATGTTGAAAAAGATGAGGATCCAAGGGATGCAGCGATCAGAGAGACCAGAGAGGAATTTGGCGTTACTCCAAAAGATCTGAAGATGATCGGATGTTTGAAGAGTCCTGATGGAGCATATTTTCCTACTATGGTCTTTCTCTGCACAGATTTTGAGGGAGAGCCAAAGGCAGACGGAACTGAAATGGTGGATGAGTATTTCGGATTCAACGATATTTCTGATCTGGAGCAGAGAGGTGGTCTTCTGTATCCGGCATTTGATGATTCGATTTCCCTCCTGGAAGATTGCATCAAAGGAAGAGCGGACGGAGGTGCTGGTTCCGGTAACTGGGGGCATTCGGGAAGACCTGGGATGCGCGGAGGTTCCGGAGGCGGTGGTGGATCCAAGATGACCAATCAGGATAAGATTTCAAAGATGGTCAGTGCGATGTCTTCGGATGAAAAGAAACTCTTCAGCAAGGCAAATGAAGATTCCAAGAAAGCGGTCAAGAATCTGAATGACACCTATGCATCAAATAAAGAGACCTGGGACAAGGCTTCTAAAGCGGTTGCAGAGGGAAAACAGCCAGTGACAGCAACCGCAGCAGCCAAGGATCATACAATTCCTGGAGCATCCAAAGAAGCACAGGCGGCATATGATGCAATCAGAGCAAAGGAACCGCAGATTTCAAAGGACATGATTGAAATTGCAGGACAGAGCGGCTCAGAGATGTATGGACTTGACTTTTCTGTGAAGACAGGAAAATCTATAGCAAGCAAGATTGCGAGAAAGAAAGCTGATCCTGAACATGCGAATGAATCTGATGAACAGATAGTAAAGAGCATGGGTGATCTGGTCAGATACACACAGCTTACAGATCATAACAATATCGCGGCTGCAACGAAAAGCACGGTGGATCAGCTTAAAAAGAAAGGATACACCGTCAATGAGGTTGATAATAAGTACAATAATCCGAGATCAGATTACAAAGGGGTTCACATTGGTGCCGTATCGCCTTCTGGACAGCAGATTGAGCTTCAGATTCACTCCAAACAGTCGATGAAGGTAAAGGAGACGATCCATCCTATGTATGATGTGTCAAGAGAAAGTAGCGGACGGCTGAAGAATGCACTCAAATTGGAAATGAAGGATATCTCCGCAACACTTGATATGCCAAAAGATATTTCTTCTGTAAAGACATGGAAGAAGTAACAAATAAGCTGACATGTTAGAAATGGCGCGATATTATAGTGCTGCAGGGAGGTGATGGCATGAAATACATTTACAAGACATGTGATGATTGTGGGTTTGATCTGTATAGAGCATCTATTGATCCGGAATTTGACTTTGTAGATGTGTGCGAAGTTTATTGTAGAAATGGAAAATGGCAAAAAAGCCGGTTTGCAGAGGATGTTATGAATGGGTGGTACACATCACAGGATATTTCTGAGAGTGAAGCCAAGAAAATCATGAAAGAGCTGGATGAGAAGCGGGCGTCAAATTCTTAATCTTCTAGGGAGGTGTCCATGGGCGACAAAGAGTATGAAGCACTTCAGTTGGCAGTTAGAGCACATGATGGGCAGTACGACAAGGGTGGAAGTCCTTATATCCTGCATCCTATTGCGGTTGCAAAACAGGTGACGGATGAAAAGGAAAAAATCCTTGCACTGCTGCATGATACGGTCGAGGATACGAATGTAACCAATGACGACATCCGAAATGAGTTTGGAAACACGATTGCGGATGCACTTGATTGTCTGACTCACAGAAAAGGTGAGAGCTACGATTCCTATATTGATCGTGTTTGCACAAATCCTTTGGCAATCGATGTGAAGTTGGCTGATCTTCATAACAACATGGATCTTTCCAGAATCCAGAATCCGACAGATAAGGATCTGGCGCGGGTGGAGAAATATAAAAGAGTAGAAGCGAGACTTCTCCGCTGCAAAAACAAGTAAAAAACAGATATTGAAAGATAGAGTCCAGGAGCCTTGATATGAAGGCTCCTTTATTTTGTTCCAAATTGGCTCATTTAGAGGGGGTATGCTGATGCAGAAGTATTTCTACTCTGAAAGCGTTAAAAGTCAACTGGAGGCCAAATTTGGCACAAATTCAAGCATCGTAGGAAAAAGTACTCACAGGTTTCCGGAATCGGCTGAAAGAGAATATATCAGAGCAGTCAATCAGTACATGAAGGCCGTGAAGCTTGTGATTGAAAAAGAAATGCCTGGACTGAAAGAGGAATACCGGAGACAGTTAAATGACGAGATCCGGATGGATGGCATTTTTGATCTGCATGCTTTTATTACGGATTTTTTTGACAGAATCAATGAGAAGCTGAGCACGATGGGCGCCACACAACGCCTGTTGACTCAGCTTTTTAAAATTGGTGCGATCACCAAGAAAACAGAAATCTCAGAGTGGAGAAGGATGGTCAGGAAAACCCTGAACGTGGATCTCTCAAAGGACTATTACAACGGAGATTTCTTTGAGGAAGAACTTAGACAATGGGTTTCCGATAATGCCGATCTGATAAAAACTGTGCCGAACGACATGCTGGGAAAGATGAAGGAAACCATTGAATACGGATACAGCAAAGGACTTTCAGCATCGGATATCGGTTCCTTAATTCAGCAGAACTACAGTATGAGCAAGCGGCATGCAAAATTCATAGCAAGGGATCAGATGGCAAAGCTGAGCGCGAACATAACACGAAAAGAACATGAGGATGCCGGCGTTTCAAGATATAAGTGGAGCACATCCGATGATGAACGAGTTCGTCCTGGACATTCGATCTTAGACGGAAAGATTTTTGAATACAACAATCCTCCGGAGATTATGGAGTGGAGGCAGAATAAGCATGGAGGGTATTGGGTAAATACCGGAAGACGATGCAATCCTGGGGAAGATTTTAATTGCAGATGTGTGGGAATCCCTGTTTTTGATAAAGACACGCTTAATCTTCCGCTTGAGGACGATGATAGGAGCAAATGATGGAAATGAATTTAGTCGATGCGCAGAAGCAGTGGTATGACCGGAACGGTTGGCCGCTGGATCTAAATGCAGTATATGCAGAAAATGAATTCAAAGGGGATTCATCTGATCTTGTGGCGGCACAGAAGTGGTACATGGAACGTCTGGACGGAGGCCCTGGCTCGGGAAATTGGGGCCACGCTGGAAGACCTGGGATCAGAGGAGGATCAGGAGCGGGCGGAGGTGCTGCCTATCGTCTTACAACTCCAACTGGTGGATACACAGGCCTTGTTGGTGCATATAAAGAGAACAAACAGAGAGACAAGAACAAGACGGTTGTAGGCGGAAGTGAACCGGCAAAGAAGGAAGAGCCTGAAAAGAAGCAGGAAGTGAAGGTATCTGCATTTACAAAATCGCTGAAAAGCGGGAAAATTACTCCAGAAGATGTTGAAAAGGCAGAAAAAGGCGACACAGTAGCATGGAGTGGTGGCGCCAAGCCGATGAATCTCATCAAATTGGACGATGATACATGGGTGAGTATTGAAAATGGGTCCATGTTTACAAACAAGGATGTCCAGACGCGAATCGAGAACGGACACGAGAGTGATTTTACAGAAAGCAAATACAGTGGTCTCAGTCAGAATGAAAAGCTGAATTCTGCATTCTCTTCAGGTAAAGACGTTGATGATGTTCAGGCAAGTGCAAGTCAGAATATAGGCGGTCTACCCGTTGGTTCAATCTATACAGATGACAAGGGGCATGCTTATGTCAAACTTGAAAATGGATATTGGGCATATAAAAATGAAGATGGACAACTGGCACACGGAAACGATCATTCTGCGGCGTTTGGGATTGCAAACAGTTATGCTGAGAGTAAAGGTTGGGAACAGAAAAATATAGCTAGACACTACCTGGAAGAGAACGGGGTTGAAAACAGGCCGGTAAAAAAACGAGAGTCCGCAATATCTGAGAAAGGAATCATAGATTTTATATCTGGAGGAGATAAAACTGGAGGAAGTTGCGCATCGACAGCATTTGCCTATGTTGGAAATAAAGCAGGATTTGAAGTTCGAGATTTCAGAGGTGGAACATCCAGATATATTTTTTCAATGGTGGATAACAACAAAGCTATCCTTAAACTTGGAAAAGGGTACCAAGAAGAGTCGGATTGGAATGAAAAAGATGCAACAATTCGATTACTCGGTAAAATGCAGGAAGGCAAGCAATATGTATTAGCAGCAGGAAGACATGCGGCGATCGTTAAGAAAGAAAATGGAGTGCCTATGTATTTGGAGCTACAGTCACCTGGTACTTATAGATATAAAGTTTATAAAAATGGATGGCATTCCATGAAAGAGTTTGGCACAATCAAGAAAACATTAGGAGAGCGCTTCAAATGTGAAAGCAAAAGAATAAATAAAGTGATGGACCACAAAGAAACCGCAAGAATGGTAGATATTGAGTCTTTAGGGAAAAGTGATGAGTTTCGGAAATTGCTTGGATACTTGAATACTGCCGAAGGACAAGAAAGGAAGAGTGGAGAAGGTCATATTGCTTAGCTATTCTCTAAAAAGATCTGTCATTTTAGTGCTGCGACAAGGGGAGATGAGGGAACGAAGATGTTAGATTTTTATAAAGAGCACGACGGAGATAAAGTTTGGTGGGTAGATGAATTTGAAATTGACGAAGATGGAAATATTAACCGGGAATTAGGTCCTATGTTGTTTAGCTTTGACAAAAAGACTATTTTTAATTACTGGCCGGATTATCCGGAAAAATTATCTCCTGAACAGAAATGGATCTTTGATGATGAGAATCCTTTCTGGGCGAAATTCCGAGCATCAGATGAAGAACTGGAGAAGCTGGAGAAGGAGCATCCGAATTGGCCGGCAAGAGAAGCTATGGAAGATGAAGATGACGAAGATGACGAATAACGAGATTCCGAGATAATTAATATGGTAATCGCCTGCCAGGTTGCAGGTTGATGTTCTGGAACGTCACTGATCTTTGTGGTCAGTAGCGTTTTCTGCTATCGCCCATGTACCACGAGTACATAGGGCATTCGAAAAAGAGCTTAGACACAGAAATGTGTTCAGGCTCTTTTTTTGTTGCAATTTTTGATGGAGGAAAGATGAAAATCAAGAATTTATGCCGAACGGACGTGATCCGGTTGGATGCCAATGATCTGACCTATTTCACAAAAGAGGGATATCTGATTGATCATC